CTTGTACGGCTGTAGGTGGTGGCGTAGTAATGATTCACAAAGATGTATTCGAGGCTACTAAAAAGCCGTGGTATGACGTAGGTTGGAGTTCACGAGGCATTATTGGCGAAGATGTGCATTTCTGCATCAAGGCTCAAGATAGTGGATTCCAGACGTATGTAGATCACAGTCTGTCTATGCACATTGGTCACATTGGTACGTATGAGTATCGATGGGATGATGTAGAAGATGGTGCTGTGGAGAGACACAACTCAGGGAAATAGTTATGACGGATTACAGTTCGTTAAAATCTACGATAGCGAGTTACTTAGGTCGTAGTGATCTGACTGCACAGATACCGGACTTTATCCAACTGGCTGAGGAACGGCTCCGTAGAGACATCAGAACGCGCCAGATGCTCATTGTGGCTCGTGCTGATACCACAGGAGGCGAGGAGACTATCGGCTTGCCTACGGACTTCCTAGAGATGCGTGACGTACATCTACGTACTACTCCAGCTTCTTCAGTCACTTACCTTTCACCTAATTCATTTTATGCAATAGCTAGGACTACTGATTCAGGTAAGCCATTGAACTACACGATTCTGGCTTCAGAGATTCAGTTTGCTCCTATACCTGATACTGCCTATAGTATTCAGATGCTGTATTACGGCAAGCCACAGTATCTATCTGATACTAATATTGTTAACGTATTCCTAACTAATTATCCTGATGCTCTGCTGTATGCGGCATTAGGCGAAGCTGAACCATATTTGATGAATGATGCACGACTTCAAACATGGGCTGCTTTGTATGATCGTAGCATTACAGCAATTTCTACTGCCGACCAGAATGGTGAATACGGTGGTCAACCTATGTCAATGTCTGTGAGGTAAATCATGGCTGAAATTTCGAATTATTTAGAAAACGCATTAATTAACGGTACGTTACGTGCTACTAGCTACACAGCACCGACTACTACTTTCTTGGCTTTATATACCAATGATCCGACTGATGCTGATACTGGTACTGAAGTCACAGGTGGCTCGTATGTTCGTCAGTCTATTACGTTTAGTGCTCCGTCTGGTGGTGCTACGTCTAATAGCTCTGCGATTGAGTTCCCACAATGTACGGCTGACTGGGGTGTTATCACTCACGTTGGCATTCGTGACGCTGTAACGGCTGGTAATCTCTTGTATCACTCAGCATTGGATACGAGCAAGACTATTTCTAACGGTGATATCTTTAAGATAACTGCTACGAATCTTTCAGTAACTTTGGCGTAAGGGGTAAATTATGTCCACTATCGTTACTCGTGCTGGCAAAGGCTCTGCACTTAGTTATACCGAAGTTGATAATAACTTCACTAATCTTAATACGGACAAATACCAGACTGGTAGTGCTTTAGGTACTCCTGCATCAGGTACGTTGACTAACTGCACAGGACTTCCTGTAGGTACTGGTGTTAGCGGTTTAGGTACTAACATAGCTACATTCTTGGCTACTCCTAGTTCAGCTAACTTAGCGGCTGCATTAACGGATGAAACAGGCTCAGGTGCTAACGTATTTGCCAATACTCCTACTCTTGTAACTCCTCTTTTGGGTACTCCTACATCGGGCAATCTAACAAACTGTACGGTTGATGGCACTAACCCTATTGGCTACCGTGATCTACCTGCTGTTGGAACTAAAACTAGTTCTTACTCACTTGCTGTTGGTGATGTTGGCAAGTATGTTCAGGTCGGTGCTAGTGGATCGATAACTATTCCTGACGCTACATTTACTGAAGGTGACGCAATTTCTATCTTCAATAATACGAGTGGAAACATTACGATTACCTGTTCAATTACTACAGCTTACATTGCTGGTACAGATACAGATAAATCAACTATGACATTAGCCACTAGAGGTGTTGCAACGGTACTGTTTATTAGCGGTACGGTTTGTGTCGTAGCAGGAAACGTGTCATGAGTGGGATTATGAATATGCTGCTAGCTGGTACTGTTGCTGGAGCATTGCCGCTTGATGTTGAATATTTAGTTGTTGCTGGCGGTGGCGGCGGTGGAGCGTCTACGGCTGGCGGCGGTGGTGCTGGCGGTTTTCGTACTGCAACACTAACTGCTTTGAGCATTAGTACAAATTACCCAGTTACCATTGGTGCTGGCGGAGCTGGCACTTCATTACCAAATCCCAGCTCTTCAAATGCTTACGGAGGAAATGGAGTAGATTCTATATTTAGCACTATTACTTCTACTGGCGGCGGCGGCGGCGGCGTTGGCGGTGGTGCTGGATTAGATGGTGGTTCAGGTGGTGGCGGTGGTTCTAATAGTGGTGCTGGCGGGGCAGGTAATACCCCGTTAACAAGTCCATCTCAAGGAAACAATGGTGGCACAGGATGCACACCCGGTGGAGGAAATAACGGCGCGGCTGGTGGTGGTGGTGCAGGAGCGGTAGGAGTATCTCCTCCAAACAACTCTGCCCCCGGTGGTAATGGTGGGGCTGGCACAGCTTCTACGATTTCAGGCTCTAGTGTTACTTACGGAGGCGGTGGCGGTGGAAGTGCAGATGTAGGTGCTGGTTCTGGTGGTGCAGGTGGCGGCGGTGCTGGTGGTGATGGCAATAATCCCGGTACTGCTGGCACAGCAAACACTGGCGGCGGAGGCGGCGGCGCACGAAGAAATAACAATACTACTGGAAATGGTGGTGCTGGCGGTTCAGGCATAGTTATTCTTAAGTATCCAGATACCTACACAATAAGCAATCCGGGTGGTGGATTAACATTATCAACGTCAACATCTGGTGCTTACAAAGTAACTTCAATTACTGCTGGCACAGGTAATGTTTCATGGTCATAAATAATCTTTTCCCTACTCCAGTTGCTTTTTTTGGTTTAGGTCGTGATCTGACTGAAGCTGAACTAGAGTTTATCAAAGGTCAGGAGCATTACGCTAACGAAGGTAATACGACTAGCAAGGATCGTAAGATTCTAAAGAGCAAAGAACTTACGGAAATGCGTGAGTTTATTGAAGATTCTATGATGGAATACTTCAAAGCAATACATGCACCGAAGTTTGATGTGAGTCTGTATTTAACGCAAAGTTGGGCAAATTACACAGAAAAAGGACAGCATCATCATAAACACGCACATCCAAATAGCGTAGTGTCTGGTGTGTTTTATCCACAGGCTAATAGAGAAGTAGATAAGATTTATTTTTACAAAGATGGCTATGAACGTATTAAAGTTCCAGCTAAAGAATTTAATCCTTACAATTCTGAGTCGTGGTGGTTTGAAGTTGGCGCTGGAGACTTAATTCTATTTCCATCACACTTAACGCACATGGTTCAGACTAAAGAAGATGACAATACGCGCATTAGCATAGCGTTTAATACGTTTTTAAAAGGTTACATAGGCTCAGATGAAAGCCTTACTGAATTAAATTTGAGGGAAGAATAATGGCTCATTATGCATTTCTTGATGGAAACAATATTGTTACTGAAGTCATTGTCGGTAAGGACGAAGGCGAAGATGGTATTGATTGGGAACAATGGTATGGCGACTTTCGTGGTCAAGTATGTAAGCGTACTAGCTATAACACAATAGGAAATGTCCACTCTAATGGTGGAACTCCGTTTCGTGGAAACTATGCTGGCATTGGTTATACCTACCGTTCAGATATAGATGCTTTTGTTCCTCCAAAACCGTTTGCAAGTTGGTTATTAGACTCTAATTTTCAATGGCAATCGTTTATTCCTTATCCTACTGATGGGAAAATGTACTCATGGGACGAGGAAACTCAGAGTTGGGTAGAGGTAAATGGCTAACAATTATGTCGATTTTGACTATTGGATTCAGGGCTACGGTGAAGATGACCTAAGTTCTCCTGATCTATACGTTGTCGCTGGCTATTGGGATTCTGGCTACTGTGAGAACGAAGGTATTAGTGCGTCCATTATCGGTAACGTAACGGTATTGGCATCAGGATTAGCAATATATGGTGGCAGAGCAAGCATTACAGGTACGGCTACTGTAACGGCTATCGGTGATTCTGCTCCAGCTATACGAGCAAGTATTACTGGCGTTGCTACGGTAACGGCTAACGGTGCGTTTGTAACTGTTGGTAAGGCTAGTATTAATGGTCTAGCTACAGTTACTGCGGATGGTAGCTCTCTGTTTGGTGGTCGTGCTGTTATTACAGCCAATGCAAATGTGGGTGCTATTGGTGATGTTATTGGTTACGAGTGGACTGTAGTAACTCCAGAATCAACTACTTGGGCTAAACAGTAATGGCAAAGCAAAAGATTATATTTGGTGAGTGGTTGCCAGATCAGCCGGGTGTTACTGGTGCTGTAACTGATGCCTTTAAT